CTGCATAACAGGAGAGAAACGAGCTCTAACATCGGCCATAACGGCTCCCGCTTGAACTATCTCGAGTGATTTGTATTGACCATCAAGCGAAGGGGCGTTATCCCAACGGAAGAACTTTCTCCAAAGCTCTTGGTCGAATTTAGTAGCGAAAGTAGAGTCAACATACTTTTGCATGAATTGCTGGTTTTCCAGCATATTGTCGTAAACAGAAATTCCGTATTTCATCTCTTATTCCTCCTTAAATATTAACCAAAAATCTTAATATCTGTAAACGCACCACTTCTCAATACCGCAAGCACGCTAGCAGGAATTGGAGACGCCTTAGATTTCCATAGAGTACATACATTGTACAACGGAGCTGGATAAATAGCGCCATCAGGGGTAGTAAAGCTCGTTGAAGTCTCATAGCTGATAGGGATATCAGTAGAGAAAGCCACATTTGGGTTGGTAATAAGCGGAAGAACCGCAGCACCCGCCTCAGCAGCCTCTACAAACAGAGTACCTTTAGCAAGCGTAACGCCTTCACCAAAAGTAGCCGCAGTAATAGCGATAGAATAGATGTCACCCTCAGTCGTATGAGTAGTCTTAGTCACCGCTCCAACAGTGATGCCGATACCCGTAGTCTCTAGGTCGGCAGGAGCAGGCATAATAACAAGCCCAGCTTCAAGCACATGGTTAAAATCACCACGATAGAATTTAAGTGCCGTAGATGCGTCGGTTACGGCTTCCGCAAGTTTAAATACCTTGAGGTGCTTAACTTGTTTTGTAGAGAAGCTATATTCTCCCAAGTCACCCTCGAAGATAACTCCGCCAATAGCAGGCGGGTTGGCGATAAGCGCACCATTGGTTATTTTACCAAGGAGATGCGTTTGGTCAATCACAGACCTTCCGCCGCCAAAAGACCCACTTTTAAAGTAGGACATTCCAGTAATGTTACCAGTCATTTTTGTGTTAGTTTAATTTTAAAATTTCTTTGCTTCTTCGATAACCTTATCAAGCGCTGCTTGATTATCGGCTCCACCCGTTCCCGCTACCACGGCTCCTTTGCCTGCCGTAGAGGACTTGATTGTGTTGTAGATGTCTAGCACCTTAGTAACAACATCATTCTCGTCTGTCTCGTGCGTGATAGAGTGTGTTGAGATTAGCTTATCAATCAGGGTCTTATCGTCTTTCGATGCACCTTCTTTGTAAACCCTCTCGTTAATTGCCTTGCGCCTCTCTTCGGCGATACTGAGATTTTTTTGTGAGCGAATCCAATCAAGAGCCTCGGTTACTTCGGGAGGGAGAGCAGTCGTGCTTTGGGTTTGGGAACCACTATCGGTATCCTTTCCCTTGTCGGACTTTGCCGCCTTTCTAGCAGCTTCCTCATCCTCTCTTTTCTGTTTTGCTCTTTCGTCTCGGATATTATCGTGGAGAACCTCAAGGTCTTCCTGAATATCCGCAATCGCTAAATCTTCTTCTGCCTGTTCGAGTTGCTTGGCAGCTAATTTTGCAGCTCTTTTCTGCATTGTAATTTTGCTAACACTAAGCTTTTTAGCATCAGCGAAGTCTTGTAAGATTTGCAGGATTTCTGCGTCTTGTCTTGCCATAAATAGTTTTATTAGTTAATTGTGTCAATCTAGGGTGCAAAGTTAAGTAACAATGTTGTAATTTACAATACCCTTCCCCGTTCAAGGTAACGGGGTTGTTACATTCGCATTTTTGTTATAACTTTGCACAGCTAAGTTATACTTATGAAAGAGGAAAAAAAGACTGAAATAAAGGCTAAAAAAATCAAGCCACAAGAGGGATATCAGGAAAAATTTGTCACAAGTAACATTGACATTGTTATCGGTGGCGGGGCTGCGGGTGTTGGTAAAACATCGGCTGCCGTAATTTCTTCTGGATACTATCTTGACATTAAAGAGTTTAGAGCCCTATATGTAAGAAAGAATCTAGGGGAGCTCAAGGGAGGCGGTTCTATGACAGAGGAGTTTAAGAAAATATATCCTCCAAGCATAATCGCGAGAACAACAATGTCGGACAACCCAGAGGTAGAGTTTAATAGCGGAGCCAAAGTTGTTATGACGCACATGAATGACGAAAGTATTGCGGCAATAACCGAGAGGGTAAAGGGTTGGCAGTACGACTTTATATACCTTGATGAGCTAACGGCGTATCAGTGGACGACATTCACATACCTATTATCTCGTAATCGTGGTAGCGCAGGCATAAAGCCACTTTTTAGAGCAACTACCAATCCTAAAAAGAACTCATGGGTAAGGAAGCTTATTGAGTGGTATATTGATGAGGATGGGTTCATAGACCCCGAGAAAGACGGCGTAGTAAGATATATGTACTATGAGCGCGGAGGTGTCGAGGATATTATATGGGGCAATTCAAAAGAAGAGGTGTACCAAAAGGTAAAGGATAGGATTGACAGACAGATGAGAGCTTCGGGAACCGAGTTTATGTCTCCATACGACTTCATAAAATCATTTACCTTTATAAAGGGTAAGCTTGGTGAGAATAAAATTCTCCTGAAAGACCAACCTCAATATCTAGGCAGTTTAGCTATGGCGGGTGGCGCTCAAGCGGAGCAGCTTCTCGAAGGTAATTGGAATGTAGATGAAGAGGAAGAGATGGAGCTGCCAATAACACGGCAGATGGCAGAGTCGGTATTCGATATTGACCCCAACCCTAGCGGCAAGAGATACATAACGGCAGATATAGCGATGGGAGGAGAGGACAATACAGTTATACTTGCTTGGGAGGGCTTCCATGTACTAGACGCCACCATTGTTGCTGGCAAAAACCTAGACTCCCCAATGGTGATATCCTTGATAAGAAATATGCAAGCGAAGCATAGCATAGGAGACTTTAATGTGATTTACGACTCAGTAGGCCAAGGCAACTTCGTCGGGGGATATATAAGAGGTGCAATAGCATACAACTCCAACAGAGCGCCGATAGGACAAGGCAGGGCGAGATACTACCACATGAAGACACAGTGTGCGGAGAAACTTATAGATATGATAAAATACGGAGTCATATCAATAGACCCTACCTTAGCAGCTAGGATATATAAGCACAAGCATATAAAGAAGGTTTTGACATTCAGGGAAGAGTTTATTGCTGAGTGTACGGTCATAAGGTTTTACCCACCGCTAGATAATGGTAAGCTGCGTGTGATTGAGAAAAAAGACATGTGCAGGCTATTGGGTAAGAACCGTTCTCCCGACTTGATAGACAACTTCATAATGAGGATGTCAGTAGACCTAGACTACAATATATTAGGCGCAGATAGAGGTGCTTTCACGCCCGAGGGGCGCCCTCTAGGAATAGATGGATTTGAAGAAACAAATATAACATTACAAGAATTTTTAGAATGGTCTTAAAAAATGGAAATTAACGAGATTTTAAAAGATGTACCTAAGGCTTTAACAAAGAAGCCTTTTACACGAGGAGGAGATACTATCGGCGGCACGGATGGTATAAGCACTACGCTAGGAGATTTGATGCCCGTTATACCTACTACGGCAACGGCAAGTGTGGTGTCGCAAGATAGATTCTTGGCAGAGCTAGACCCTGCGAAGCACGATATCAACTTTGACGACAATGTGCCATCTATCATAGCCAAGGTACGCCAAGGTAATAATTGGGGTTGGTCTGAGATAAAAGACAGGCGGATAACACTAGCATATCAAAGAAAGATAGTACAGAAGCAGACACAGTATCTATGCGGAGAGCCGATGAAGTTCACGCTCTGCAACTCAAAGCCAACCGACAAGGATAAAGAGAACTTCGTCACCATAAAAGAGGAGTGGATAAATAGGAATATGGATATAGTAAAATCCGACCTAGTGGAAGCTCAAAAGTCGTGCGGTGATGCTGCGGCTATATTTTACTTCGACGAAGACAAAAAAGTTCAAGTAAGGCTTGTATCCTACCTTGAAGGCTATACATTAATACCTCATTACGATAAATATAATCGCATGGAGGATATAATGATATACTACACTAGAGAAGGCATTGAGTATATCGACATCTACGATAAGTCGATGTTTTACTCTATCGGAAAAGGCGAAGGTCAAGATTGGAGACTCTTATCATTTACAGAACACGGCTTCAATGAGATACCCGTAGTGTATAAGAGAGGCGATGTAGCTTGGGAGGATTCTCAGTCTATTATAGAGGTGCTAGAGATTATCTACAACATCTATGCGGTTATAATGAAGCGTCACGGATGGGGACTTCTTTATATCAAAGGTAAGATTGATAATTCACTGAAAAAGACAGCAGGCGCAGTAGTACTTAATGACCCTAATCCCGAGAGCCAAGGCGATGCCAAATACCTGTCTCCCGATACTCCTGAGGGAATGGAGAACCTGATAAAAGACCTTAGGGAGCAGATACAGATTCAATCGGGGGTAGTATTCCTCACACCTGCGGACATCAAGGTAGGCTCAGAGCTAAGCGCTATCGCACTTAAGATGCTACTTAGCACTGCATACGAGAAGGCGTTGTCTGACACAAGAAAATATGACGATATTGCCGATAAACTAACAAGATTGTTTGTCTATGGTCTCGGCATAGAGTTCGAGCGTTTTACTGATTTTAATAAGCTCAATATACGAGGTGAGTTCAAGGCTTGGATTCCTCAAAGCGATTCAGCGATAGTTCAAGACCTGATGAACTTGACATCGCAAAATATCATATCAAGAAGGACGGCAGCAGAGAGGTCTCCTTATTCAGCTCCTGATGAGATAGAGAGGATAACCACTGAGTTAAAAGAGGAGCAGGACAGGCAATTAGCATTAAAACAAGTAAAGACAGTTAAAACGGCTGCTAAAGCTACCCAAACTACGGAGGAATAATAGATGGAACTATGGTCTACTATACTAATAAGCTTCGCGACAGGCGTATTGAGCATATTAGGAACAATATTTACATTAAAAGCAAAGAAAAAGCAG